TGATCAGTTTGTGGCCGTGTTCCGTATGAAAAACCCTGTTCCTAGCCATCCATGGGAAGGAGTCATGATGACGATCTATGATTGTTATTCCTATTACGAATCAGTTGCTATGACAGCTATTGCCCAGGACACCATGCACACATTGAGCCATGAGGATAGTTTCATCTGCAAGGAGAGAGGAGATAAGCCATGAAAACCGCCCGCCAATCCGCCAAAGAAGCTTTCTTCGCCAAATGTAACGGTAACCGTAGGCCACCCAAGCACGCCGATTTCAAAGAGTTTCTGGGCATGTTGGCAAGTTTACTTACCAGGGGAAAAAGGTAGCTCATGGAACTAACCCTGGCATACGACCCCTACACAAACCCGAAGCAGGTCCGGTTCCATGAATGCGACGCCGACGAGATTCTTTATGGCGGAGCAAAAGGGGGCGGGAAATCGGCGGCCCTGGTCATGGATTGTTTCTCCTACGCCATGCAGTATAAAGGGGCCATATGCTACCTCTTCCGGGAGACTTTTGATGAGCTTGAATCCAACTTGATTTCAGAGTGGAAGTCCAAGATTCCGCAGCAACTTTACAAGTACCATGAGAGCAAGCATATTGCCACTCTGATTAATGGTTCCAGGGTGTATTTCCGGTTCTGTGATTGTGTCGAGGACGCCAGCAAGTACGATGGTCGCTCGATAGACTACATCGGTGTCGATGAGCTTACCAAGCATGTCCAGGAAGAGATCCAGATCCTTCTCTCCTGCCTGCGTTCACCGAGGGGGTACCCGCCCCGGTTCAGGTCTACTAGCAACCCCGGCCAGAAGGGGCATAAGTGGGCTAAGAAGCGCTACGTCACCCCTACCAATAAAGGGGAGCGCATGTATCGGGATAAGCAAACAGGCAACTCTATCGCCTACATCCCGGCTACTGTCTACGACAACAAGACCCTTATGGACAACGACCCCACTTATGTCAAGCGCCTGGAAAACCTGTCACCCGCCAAGAAGAGAGCCCTTCTCTATGGCGATTGGGACTCCTACGAGGGGCAGGCTTTCGAGGAATTTGACCCGGCAATCCATGTTGTCAGGCCATTTGTTATACCGGATCACTGGCGAAAATGGATGTCCGTCGATAACGGCATGGCCGATCCCTTCTGTTGGCTCTGGTTCACCGTTGACGAGGATGGTCAGGTATACATCTACCGGGAGTTCACCCGCAACAAACATGAGGAAAGGGTGGGATACTCCGACCAGGCCAGGCGGGTGGTACAGCTATCCACATTCACCCGATATGATGAGGTCTCCCGGTGCGATGAAGAGGTTGTCGAGAAGCACGATGTCATTGTTGCCGGACATGACGCGTGGAGCCAGCACCATAGGGATACCGAGGGCAAGACGCTGATCGATTATTACCAGGACGGCGGCCTCTCTGGTTTCGTCAGGGGGGATACCGACCGGAAGATCAGGAAAGCCACATGGCATGAGTACTTGCGAAACGATCCTGAAGTGGGGCCGCGGCTCAAGATATTCTCTACCTGCCGCTATCTGATCAGTTCCATCCCGCAACTGCAAGAGGACGAGATGGACAGCGACAAGGTAAGCGACGCTCCGAGTTCAGACAACCACGGCTACGATTGCGGTGGGATGGGGCTTGTGTCCTACCATGCCTCGGAATCCAAGGCGCCGGAGGAAAAGAAGACCCGGTTGCAACTTTACAAGGAGAAGCTGGCCAGGGTAGGCAAGTATGATGATATGCACGCCAGGGCGTTGAATAGTTAGGGGGGAGAGAGACTATGACAGAAGTAATGACATATTTACAAAGCCTTCGCTACAAGCACAACGAATTGAATATTTACTTTTTACCGGGCGAGGATTTTGCCAGAATCCAAACTACAGACCCTAAAATCACAAAGAAATTAGTCAAAGGCGGACTGGATGACAAGGGTGGACAATTCCTTGTAGATAAATCAGCTATCATTGTAAAACCATATAACAAAGCTATTAGAATAGGTGGTATGCCTAAGAAAAGGGTGAGTAAATGAGAGTCCTTCACAACCGTTGTTCTCTCTGCAACCGCAAGTCCAACCGCCTCACTGATGGCATCATCATGGCCGACCTGAAAGTCATCATGTGTCCATCCTGTTTCAACACTATCAAAAGCCATGTCGAAATCAGAGGCAAACTCCTGCACGATACCTTACCTGAATATCGGGTTATGATTCAAAAGAAGGCGCAGGCTGAAGCCCAGCAAGAGGCATATAAGAAGTTTCTCGTTGCGAGGGAAGATGTCAGAAGGGTATTGGGGGCGTAGAGATGATCTGGGAAATAAACTGCTGCAATACCGGCGATTTGGAGTACGTCGAGAGAAACTACACGGTGCTCAGATTTGTTCCCAATAGACATGCGCTCCTTGTCACCCATAAGCAATTCCCGTATTCTTTGCTGCAATATCCTTATCGGTTTTGCCACTGGCTCAGTTGGAAAGAGACCGAATTTCTCTCTTGGTTGCTCGAAAAGCAGATTATAGACTGGTGCTATCAAGAGTCAAAGATGCCCTATCAAATATGGTTGTGTATGGCATTGTGGCACAGGATAAAAACTCGTAACGATCCTGAATGGATACAGCGCAGAGAATGGGATCGAGAGAGGTTTAGCATAAAGTGAGGATTAGCCGCAAGGCATCCTATAAAACTAGCAGAGAGGAGCATCATCGCTGTGGCAAAGAAGAAAACGAAAATAGCCGGCAAGATCCCCGGCCCGACCAACATCACCAGCCCCGGAGCAATCGGGATGGTCAAGCACCCGAAGAAGGGCACTAGCACGCATGGATCTACTCCTGCGAGCAGAAACCCCAAGAAGTCTGCTCTGATTCCGGGGTGGTAGAATGACGACCAGAATCAAGAAGCCTACCGTCCCTAAGTCAAGGGTGAAAAGCCCGAAGGTGCCAAAGCCTAAGACACCACGAGTGCCGAAGGCTCCCAACTTCAAGCTCTAGGCAATCTGTTTTAGGAGGAGGAACAAGATGTTCAATCCCATCAAGATTCACCGAAGCGTCATGGGGCAATCGTGCGAGTACGGTTCATGCGAGATAGGTACCCAGCACGGTTCGAACATGCCCGCAGCCGTTGCCTTTAACACCACGCCATCCAATGGGTTCACCAATCATTATATTTGCCACAACCACATGGTAGCCCTGATCGAAACAATCTTTGATGATCCTGAGTATGGCCCTATTGCCAGGAAGATGGGGAGAGATAAGCTTATCGAGTATGCCGACGTTGACCAAAAGGCAGAGTCCGATCTAGCCGCCTTGATCGAGGAAGAAGCCAGGGCGACGGCGGCTCCCCCAGAGAAGAAAACATATCCATGCTACAAGTGCGGCAAGCTGTTGAAGAACCCGGCAGCACGTAGCATCCATGAGCAGCATTGCCATGTGGTAGTGGGTGCGCCCATCACCGAGGAAAGCGGTATATTCTTTAAGACTGGAGATCGACAGTCTCCCGCCGACTTCAAAGAAGCATATGGAGATAAGTACCGCAATGTGGGGATGGCCGGCGAGGGCGATGTTTTCGGAAACAAGGTGGAGCATGTGCCCGATGCAGATGCAGAAGGGCCAGGGTATTAGTATGGATGGCACTGTTTATCAGAAACAGGTGGAAAAGTTCAGAAAGATGTATAAGGATGCTCCAATGCCTGTGCTTTTAGACGCGTGGGATAGAGCCAAAAAGATTAACGCAGGTATTTCTGTCAATGAAAATGTTGCCAGGTGTGAAGCGTTTCATGATCTCATGAAGGAGCGTGGGGCAGTATGACCGATATGGTAAACGCCATCTGCGCCGTCCTCTTCCTAGCCCTGTTCGGCGGACTGTTCTACGCTCTCGAAATGCAGCATGCCAAGGAGCGTAAAGACCTCTACCGCCTGATCAAGGCCGAGACTCTGACGGATTACATCAGCAACCAGGCCGGTCCCCCGCCAAAGGGCAGAAATCCAATCAGTGAAAGTATCAGAAGAAGCATGAGCATGGGAGGAGATGAGTGAGATGTTCCCGCATCTGGTCAAAGTAAAAGAGACTGGTGAGCAGTTTCTTGTAATGGGGATGTTGAGCCATTCCATAAAGACAGGGGCACAGATATATTGGGTAAACAGACTCTTCGCCTACGACAAGGATGGCAACCCGACCACCCTGGATGTCGATGATTGCGTCTATGACGGCCTGATGCCGATGGCTACCGTAGACTTTCAACCTAAGCCAGAGCAGCAAGAGAGAAGCCCTCTATTCATTCCAGGCCGCAGGTGAGGTGATACCTTTGCCCCATGACTTCATTGACCCAGACAAGAGAATATTATTGGGCGTCAGCGACGAAGAGAGGCAGGCGCTCGATGTTCTGCGCTCTCTTGAATGGGGAAGGGTAGAGCTTCTGATCCAGGGCAGGAGCATAGTTCGGATCATCAAGACCGAAAGCGTGAAGCCAATAAAAATAAATCTTGACAATATCTGATTTGCCGTAATATGCTTGTGCTGTAAGTAACTTCATAAAACCCGGACGATGAACAACCGACGGGAAGTTTCGCCAACACCTTGATAAGTGGTACTTGGCGAACTTCCCGTTTTTAATTGGGCCAGCGGAGGCACCATGAAAGAATCCATGCTCTCTGCCGTAAAAAGAGGCATATCACGAATCGCTGTCAGGTCGAAGCCAACAGACTTCGGTTATGATACCGATCTCGTTTCTCACGTTGACCAGGAATTTGAGCGCCGGCGTAACGAACGTCGGCCATTTGAATTACAGTGGCGCCTGAACATGGCCTTCATTGACGGCAACCAGTACATGGACATAAATGCTGCCATCATGGACTTATTTGAGATACCGAAGCTTTACTGGTGGCAAGAACGGGAAGTATTCAACCACTGCGCCCCCATCATTGAAACCCGCATAGCCCGCATATCACGTATGCAGCCCATCCTGAAAGTACGCCCGGCCACGTCAGAGGACTATGATCTCTCGGGCGCCAAGGTTGAAACCCGTCTGCTCGATTATTTCCTGAATGAACGCCTGACTATGGAGGACCGCAACACCCTCTTCCAGTGGATGGAGGGTTGTGGCACGGCATTTCTTAAGCCGATCTGGGATAGCAAGCTCGGAGCGAAAGTCGGCATGATGTCCATTAAGGGCGAGTTCAAGGATGCTACCGCCCCAGACAGCCTCTCTCGCAAGAAGAAGAAAGACGACGATAAGGTAGATGACATTCTGAATACGGGTGATGGCACTGGCCTGAGTTTGGATAATGCGGGCAAGAAAATATATGATGACATGTCCGGCGATCCCACCCCTGAAGAGTTTGAGCGCCAACATATCAATATCGAGCAGGACGGTGGCGGCATCGTTGCCGGTACGCTCGAACCGATATACGAGGGCGACATTGACGTTGTGGTAGTCCCCCCCTATGAGATATTCCCCGATTCCCCCTGGCATCCGACAATAGATGATTGCCGGAGAATCATGCACGCCAGAGCCTACCCGGTGGAGGAAATCTATGAGATGTACGGGGTCAAGGTTGACTCCGAGCCGGTAGACTCCTACAAGATTCAGACTACTACCCTTGGCCTGGCCGGTCTGGGCTATGGGTTCTATAACTTCAACCAGACAGTCAGCAAGATAGATGGCTATGCCGTCCTGAAAGAGGAATACGAGAAGCCAACTTCGGCCTATCCTGACGGACGCCTGATCGTCGTTGCCGGCCACAAGCTCTTGCACGTCGGGGCGCTGCCCTACCGAGTGGGGCCGGATGACAAAGCAGACATCGGCATCACCAAGTTCGATTGCATACGGCGCCCAGGTTGCTTCTGGGGACGCTCTATTATCGAGCGGATTGTTCCGGTACAGCGCCGCTACAATGCCGTGAGAAACCGTAAAGCCGAGCACCTTAACCGGGTGGCTATCGGCCAGGTAATTATCGAGGAGAACAGTGTCGACGCCGATTGGGCAGCCAATAACGCCGGTTCTCCCGGGGCGATCTGGATCAAGAAGAAAGGCTTTGCCGATCCGCACTTCATGGAGACCCCTGGCCTCCCCCCGGAGTTCCGCGAGGAAGAGGGTGCTCTGCTGAATGAGTTTACTTATATATCCGGCGTCAGTGAGATCGCCAGGAACAGCGAAGCGCCTCCTGGGATCAAGTCCGGTGTAGCTCTCGCTATCGCTATAGAGCAGGACGATACCCGCCTTTCCCATACTGTAGGCAACTATGAGATGGGACTGGTGGACATAAGTAAACAGGTGATCCGGCTCTATCGCCAGTTCGCCACCCAGAAGAGAATGGTTAGAACCATTGGCCCTGACATGGAGCTTGAGATGATGCAGTGGGACAACCGGGATGTACGAAGCGACGACGTAATCATTGAGACATCGGCCATGCTTGCAGAGACTCCTGCCCAGCGCCGGGCGATGGTGTTTGACATGATGCAGAGTGGTCTGTTCAATGATCCAGACACCGGCAAGTTGACCAAGGACGGGCGCGCCAAGGTACTTGATCTGATGCAGTTTGGGCATTGGGAATTAAGCGATGCCGTGGACTCCCGGCAGATCAGCCGGGCGGAAAAGGAGAACCGCGTCATGGATCAGGGGCAGCAAGTTCAGGTCTCCGACGTGGACGATGATGTTCTCCATGTCACTCACCACAATAACTACCGCCTGACAGATGAATACGATCAGATGAATCAGGCGGCGGGTGGCACGCTGGATCAGATATTCAAAATGCACACCCTGATGCATCTCCAGAAGATGCACGGCCAAGCACAAGCACAACCTGGTGCGCCAACACCACCGGGACAGCCACAAGCGGCACCCTCGCCAGGAGGACCGCCACAAATAGCAGCAGCCCCGCAACAAGCGGCGGCGCAATGAGGAGGAGCGTAAATGCCAGAAGAATTTGAGGCAATAGCATCACCGACCAGTGAACAGTTGGCAACCTTTTTCACCGATCAAGGGTTAGGGGATGATACTCCCCCTGAACCCGTTACGGAACCTACCCAGACAGCAACACCTCCCGTAACGACTGAACCGGCTACGTTGCCGACAGATATTCCACCAATTATCCAGGTATCTACGCAGGAACCAGTCGCACCCCAGACGCAGGAACCATCGCATCATCAGACCGCAGCACCGCAACCTCTGGAAGCTGTCATGCAGACGCAGGCTCAGTTGACAGAAGCAGTACGGCTTTTGGCAGAACAGGTACAGGCAATGAGACAGCCGCAAGCGCAGCCCCAGGGAACGCCGACCCAACAAGCGGCACCCCAGGCACCGCCACCGGCACTAGACTTCTCGAAAGCATTAGAGATTCCCGAAGAGTTACAAAATGAGTTTGTCAAAGCAAGAGAGGATTTTGACGCCAAGGCAGAGGCCAATGCTCTCGCCAAGATCAATCTCTGGCAAGCCAACAAGAAAGACGAGATCATCTATGCCGCAAATCAGGTAAGACAACAGCAGGTACAGCAACTTCAGCAGGTTAGGAATGACTCTTTGGCCCGCGGATACAACATCTTGAAGGACAAATACGGCGCCCCGGAGATTGAATCCCATGCCCAGGAGATCACCGATCTTCTGCTCAAAGAAAGCCCGGCACTCCGGCGCATGGTAGAGGTCGATCCTGAAGGCGCTCTGGTATCTGCCTACGAGATCATTCATTCCCGCACTCAGGCCAAGAACGCCATTACCACGGCCGCCGCTCCTGCACCGGTTAAGACTACAGACTTAGCAACGCTGATGGCCGATCCGACAATCAAGGGTGCTCTCAAACAGGCACTCCAGGAAGAGATACTGGCCGAAAACCTGCAAGCGATCAAGAACGGTCAGCCCCCGCCTGTAATGGGTGCAATGTCAGGAGGTGGTCGCCCACCGATGGTATCGGGGAATGAAATGCACGATCTGAATGATTCGCTAAAAGCGATGAAGGCGTCCGGTCAGTTCGGAGACTGGTTTTAAACTTGTCCAGCATGGCAAGTAAACTTAACAAAAAAATGATCAAGGAGTGAATGATAAATGCCGACCAACCCTAACGTAACCGGTTTAACTAGCGCAGCCAACGCCCTCAAGACTTTTTTCCTCCCCTCGCTCCGGTATCAGCTAAACATCGGGGCAAGCGTCGTGTTCGCACAGTTCGAGCGCGGCAAGGAAGGCGTCGTCGGTAGCTCGATCACCATGGCCCTCCGGTACGGTCGTAACGGCGGCTACGGGGCCGGCTCCGATATTTCGTCCCTGCCCGTCACCAACAGCCGTCAGACCGCGCAGGCCAATTGGCAGACCAAGAACATGTACGCTCGGATTCAGCTTTCCGACAAGTTGCTCCGATCTTCCCGCTCGAATGTCGGCGCCTTCGCCAATATGTTCAAGCAGGAACTTCAGGATTGCCAGGACGACGCGAAAGAAAACGTCGCCCGGTCAGTATTCTGGGATGGCTCTGGTGTCCTCGCTGTAGTCAACGTCGCTTCCGGTTCGACCACGACCGTCAACCAGTACACTCCGTTCACCAACTACTCAATCGGTGGGATCAACGTCCTGGCTGAAGGTATGCTCTGCGATGTGTTGGCGGCAGGCGCCTACCCGACTACTCAGCGCAACACACCCGGCACCCCGATCCAGATCACCGCGGTGAACAACGCTACATCAACCGTTACATGGAACGTCACCTGCGCCTCGATTGGTATGGTCAGCACTGACTACATCGTTGTGCAGAACGTGGCTACCGGCACTACCCTGAACGGCGAGATCACTGGTCTGGGCGCTATCTTCAACAACGGCACCACCCTCTATAACATCAACCGGTCAAGCAACTACTGGTTCAACGCTCAGGTGCCCACAGCGGTCAACGGAGAAATTTCCGAGGTTGTGATTCAGGCTGGCATCGACAACTCCCGCATGTTCGCTGCCGGCCATATCAAGTTCATCGTGACCAGCTTCGGCGGCCGGCGTGCCTACCAGTACATGCTGCAATCCCAGAAGAGGCAGATCAACACCTTGGAACTGAAGGGTGGCTGGAAGGCTCTCGAATACCAGGGCGGAGAGAAGTCCCTCCCGATCACGGCTGACCAGTATTGCCCGACCGGCTCCATGTTCCTGTTGGACACCGACGACTTCAAAGTCTATGAGCTTGAGGACTGGACCTGGATGGACGAGGACGGGGCGATCCTGAGCAGGGTTGCGAACGTACCCGCGTATGAGGCGACGATGGTAAAATATGCGGACTTAGGTTGCCAAAAACCGCGTGCTCAGGTTTGGCTACAGGGCATTGTAGAGCACTAAAATAGCGTTCCTCCTCCTGGTGGCTCCCTTCGGGGGGTCGCCAGGGGAAAACTTATAAGGAGGTAATTGTATGCCGAGAGGCATTGATAGCGCCTTACTACGACCCGAAGATGCTGCGTACAACAGATCGGCGGGAGGCCCCGGTATATGGCTCCGGGCAATAGACACAATAGAACTCTCCGAGATCAAGCCGTATGGCATGTGGCTAATCGAGGATTTCCTCGAAGCTCCTGCTGCTCTGGCTTCTACCGTGATCGCCAAGGCGCATTGGACCGGCGCTGGCACTAACGGCACCCAGACAGTCACCGCCAACCCTAACGGCACGATGGTTCTGGCGACTACTGCCACATCGTCTAGCACTTCGACCCTGACCTTCACCCAGCAGCTTTTCAGTATGGTCAAGAACCCGTCATTCGAGGCGCTGCTACAGGTGAACAACGTCACTGCCAACCTGACCGCAAGGATGGGACTTTACGCTTCTGCAAGCAACTGGGCATATGTCAAATACGACACCGCCCTGTCCACCACCGGCCTCTACCTCTCCACCAATAACAACGGCGCTGGTGAAGTTGCAACGCTCCTCACCGGGTATCCAGGTGCTCCGAGCGTGGCCGTCAACACCTATTTCAAGATCAGGATCGAGATTCTGCCTCAGGCTTCCGGCGCTACCACCGCAGGCATGAACGTCTGGATCAACGACATCCAAGTACCCCCGGCTCTGCTACCGGCAACTCAGTTGATTCAATCGCCTTTGACCACGCTTGCCCCGTATTTCTATCTGGACAACAAGGCCGCAGCGCAGGCCAACACAATGACCATCGACTACGCGCAGTTCTCGCAGAACAGATAAAGACGGGCGGGGGCTTAATCTCCCCCGCTTTACTCTAAAGGGAGTTGATCAGATGCAGGGTCCCAATTCAATCATAATGCCGTTAAACGTCCCGGTATTGGCTCCTGGCGCAACATGGCCTAGCACCACAGCCCAACCAAGTACCCAGAGTCCCATGTACAAGATGAATAACAACCAAATCAATGATTCCGTGCGGGTGCTCATTTTTGCCCCCTATGGGCTTACCCTGAACATCCTACAGAGCAATGATGGAATAAACTGGTCTATCCTGTATTCTGGGGCCAACACTGCTGGTGAACTTTTGGATAGCGGGTGGGTAAATCCTACCATGCGTTATTTCCAAGTGCAGATCATCAATGGCGCTACCCAGCAGGGCGGGGATATTTATGCCAACGCCCAGCAGACAAATCCTGCGCCGATTGATGCAAGACTGTGCCTTTATATGCAGGAGCCGGAAACCCTTTCAGGGGTTGTTGATGTCGCAATCTCTGGGAGTATAGCAGTTGACTCTGGCACCGCAACAGGCGGCTCAGGCACTACCCTGATCGATACAAGCAAGGACTGGGGCACTAACTTATGGTCAGGCGCGATCCTTACCCTGTTCCGTGCTGGCGCACAGTATGCTGCGGTCTCGATCACGTCGAACACTTACCAGGGCTTAGTGTTCCCTGCTCCTACGGGTGCGCCAGCAATAACGGCAGGGGACACCTACAAGATCGCCGCTTCAGGCTCGTCTAGCACGATTCAGATGCCGGTTGATATTCAATCTGGCGGCACAACTCTTGTCGGAGTCGCTACGGGTGGAAGCACGTCAGGTCTAGTTGATACCTCACAATCGTGGACAGTGGGAGCGCTTATTGGTGCTGTAGCTTATATCACCCACAGCGGTACTAGGTTTGGCCCGTTGAGTATCACCGGAAATAGCTCAACCGCCATCGCTTTTGCAGTAGGGTCTAACCCGACCTATGTTTCTGGAGACACATATACAATTATTCCAATTCAAGCTGTCTCCCCTGTCGGGACTTATGTTGATCAATACTTCTCAGGGTCGACGACCGCAACGCTTACAATGACAACGCCAGGGCAGGGATTTGAAATCAGTAATGATGGAACTAGTTCTCTTACCTTCACACTCACGTTTGCCGATACAACCACGCTTGGCCCTGTCACTCTGATGGCAGGAGAGATTAGCAACGAGCAATATAGTAAACAGATTGCATCCGTAGCGGTAACTACTACGGGTGCATATCGGGCATGGGGGAAGGTGTAATTATGGGGCTGAAGAACAACACGACAAGAACTGACCAGATCATGTGGGCACCGAACCCGAACTACTTGGACACCACCGTAACCATCACAGGTTTGACAACCGCCCACAACGTCACAGCGGTAGCAGAGGCGGTAGGGACGGGAAATGCGGACGGTCACGTCTCGATCACGGCTATGTCCTCCGCTATGACTGTTAATCAGAGTGCAGTTGCTGCGCCGGGGGATCCCAGGGTTATTTTCGAGAGAATCGCCGCGCGGCTCTCCTGCACGGCCAGCACAAATCCCAACACCCTTCATTGCAGGGTTTATATTGATGCTCAAGATGCTTCTCATAGGCTTTTTGATGTGAGTTGGACAGGCACTACGGCGCAGTTGTTCGTGAAAGATGAAGTGCCAAACGGAGCAACAGGTAACGGAGCAGGATTTCCATCCACCGCAGTATTTAACAATCTGCTCGACGGTGGAGTGCATACTCTGTATTTCTTCTTCTGGAACACCTCTTCAGGGACAGCCACAATCACCGCCAACTCGACGGAACTCTGGTATGGCGTGGGAACAGCTGCTGCTTCATTAACTGAGTGTCTGGAAATCACCTTTTCCGGATTGGCCTCTGTAGCCGCCGTCGCCAACAGAATTGGAACAGGTTCGATCAACGGAGCAATCGTTCAGGGGCCTTTAGGTAATCCCATGCCCCTTACTAGCGGGCAATTTATGAGTGTGTTTGGAGCGTACAATAGTAGTATATCCTTGCAAGGATATACCTCAGTGGCGACAGATATATGTTACCTGACATTTTTCGATGTAGTGCTGAAGTATTAAGGGAGTGACACCATGAATATGGCTATGTTTAACAAAGGCTTATGGATAGATAGCTACTGGGATTGGCAGTTCGCATATGGAAGTAACGCCACCCCCATCGTCACTCTTGCCAAAACGGCAGGATGTACCTGTATTTATGCTGGTAGTGTTGCCAATATCGGGTCGGGCTTTTATGGCCAGGCATTCTTAAACGACTTACTTCCAAAAGCTCACGCGGCTGGTATTGCAGTTTTTCCTGCAATTAGCCCAGATTTGCTAAGTGCAAACCTTTCCACCTACGAATCGCTGACAGTATCAGTAGCAAATTATCAAACTCCAAGTGGGGATAAGGCGGATGGAATAATCATTGATGTAGAGGTAAACCTGACCCCCGACACCAACTTTATAGCATTTAGCTCGGCTATACGCACAACCTTGGGCGTAAACTACCCATTAGCGGTAACGGTGTTAAATCCGCAAACCGTGGATAACATTGCTCCTTGGGCAACATACCCTCAGACGTATATAGACTGTGCTGCTTATTACAACATTGTCTTGCCACAGTTATACTGGGTAAAGATGATGACGTATGGAACCTATCCCCCAACACCAGCGAATATTGCCTTGTGGGTGCAGGAGTCTGTAGCGGCCATTAACACTCTAACACCTGGATTTCCGATTGCACCGATTGGCCAGATGTGGACATATAACGGCGTTGACCCAACACCCGCTCAGGTAGCAGCGTTTATAAATAAATGTATTAGCCTTGGCGTTCCGTACTCCATGTTTCATCTACATGATCAGCCACCAAATGGAGCGACAGGCGGGGCATTGAACGTGTTTGGTGCAGTAGGCGATGTACCAAGAGTATTGCCGTCGGCGAGACGCTTAGCAAGTATTAGGAATTTGCAAGCTGGTTCTGGATAGTATTACCTTGCAGGGGCGAGAGTAGCAGAACCTGATTGCACCAAGCGTTAAGTAAACTTTCCAAGAAGGTGGCTAAATGGACTCAGCTTTCCGCAACGAAGTACTATCCCGGCTTTCAGGGAAACCTTGGCTTCACCCAATATTTGATGATGTTCACGACATCTGCAACCGGATCAGGGAGATCGACGAAACGCTTTTTATAGCGAGAAACGATCTAGGGCCAAACTGGGAGTGTCATTCTACTGCCCACTATCCCCATACCTACGCCTGGATAGTGCCATGGAAGGATCTCGACACCCGCGTTCTGGACAAGGCCAGGGAAAATTCCGTTGAGCGCAGCGCAGAGGCATTTGCCGAGATCGATAAGTTCAACCAAAGGCATGAGGCTATGCTCGCCAGGGCTTTCGACACCCGCAATGACAACCTGGCAAGAGAGCATCAGAAGGAGTTTGCAAAGACCGCCTGGGAGGTTCTGTAATGGCTGCGCCGACCGTATCTGCCGTTAGTCCGAATAGCGGTCCTCTCATGGGAGGCACGCCAATCACTATCACCGGCACCGGCTTTGTTGTGGGCGCCAGTACCGTTAATATTGGCGGGTTGCCGGCTGCCGGTATCAACGTGATCAGCGCGACTTCGATAGTCTGCATCACACCGCCCAACCCGACGCCCGGTGTTTACAACGTGATCGTGACCACGTCCGGCGGGTCCAGTTCGATCAATTCCGGGGATCAGTTCACCTATTCAGGCGTGCCAGTAGTAACCAGCGTATCCCCGGCCAGGGGTATCACCGCAGGCGGCCAGAACGTGACCATTAACGGGTACAACTTCCAGAACACCACTGTCGTCTACTTCGGCACCGTGCCGGTCTTTTCCGGATCGACCTCGGGCAGTTCGCAGGCTGCGAATACCGTACCGGGCGGCACCGGATATCCGTGGGGATCGGGCTTCACGATCAATCAGACCGGGACGCAGATATACGCGGTCGCACCTCCGGCATTAACAGCCGGCCAGGTGGACGTAACCGTCGTGTCTCCGTATGGCACCAGCACCACAAGTTCTGCTGACCAGTTCACCTACCAGACAGCAGGCTATTTTAACACTGTGGCCGATGTCGCAAATTACTGCTCCAACAACCTGATCAGAAAGACACTCAGCTACTCCGACGTGATCCCCTGGATCAACGACTGTATGCAGGTAGAGCTTATGGCTGACGCCTGCCTGTTCAACAACTGGACGATTCCCACGGCGCAGTATAATGTGGCCTACGCTGTCCCGCTCGATTTCCTTCGGGTATATGCGGTTTATGACAGCAACGGTGACGACTTCTACGACTACGAATGTGACAGTGCCTTTATGTGGTTTGACTACGGCGGTTCTCTTTACACGGTGCGATATTACCAGTTGCCACCGATAGTGAGCAATATGTCAGGGACAGATCCGTTGCCATGCCATCCCCTGATCGCCAATGCACTTCCGTACTATTTGGCGTATCGTTTCGCCAGCGTGGACTTTCCTAACGATAAAGACACTTCTCAGCGTTATAGCGAGTTTCGGGGAAAAGTTCAACTTGCATTAGATCAGATGCAAAAAAGATTTAATAGGCAGATAAAGGTCAGCAGTTTCAGGTGAGAGGAGATGCCTTCTGAATGGCTAAAATGGATCCGCCCGTCAAAACCAAAGCCCATACCCCCACACCGGGATCGGTAAAGGCAGGCAAGCCGCAGATAGCGATTCAGTCTGCCCCGGCCAGTTGGGGCAAGAACACCAAGGAAAGAAGGTTGTAAAATGCCTAACGTTGGATTCAACAAACAGCCACCGGTCAACCCCAAGACCGGCAAGATGGAAAAGGCAACATCGAGCGATGCCAGGTATCCGGGTGTGCCGGACAGCGTGATGAAGGCCAAGAGTACGCTGGCAACTGTCACCCCGAAAATGAAGATGAAAACTGGGTGGTGAGTGCAATACCTTATTTAAGCGTCGCCCAAAGGGGCCTCTTTCACAGCCCCAACAGCCCGGTGAGCAAGAAGGAAGTTGCCAAGTGGGACAAGGCAAGCAAGGGAGAGAAGAATCTCCCTGTGCATGTCAAGAAAGCCAAGGCCAAGAGCAAGAAGAAGAGGCGATAGCTTATTTCCTGTTGTTGACTTGTTTAGGGCTTGTGTTTGGGTGACTTGCTTTTAATTGCTGGAGGCGTTCAGGCTCAGTTTTCCACAGACGCAAATAGCACCGGCCGCAGACACCTCGCCCATTATGTGGAGAATCGGTTTTGCCGCAAATAACGCAACAGTCGTGATGAACTGACCATTGTCCTGTTTTTGCAAATGGAAGGGGAGTATGGCGATGGAGCCTGAGATGTTCCGAGTTGCCTCCAGACACTAACACAAGATTAGAAATATCGTTATTTGATTTTTTCCCATCAATGTGATGCACTATTTCTCCAGGCAGTAACTTACGTCCTAACTGTTGTTCCATCAAATATCTATGGTATCTTTCAAAACCTTCTGCTGTTTTAATGAAAACATACCCTGATGCTGTGTTATATAGTTTACCAATGTTTTTGTTTTTCATCGTTTCTCTATGCTTGGCAATAGATTCTGGCGTCCAATAGGTTCCAGGTTTAATAAGGCCCAATTCTATGTTTCTCTTCATCACCAAACGGTTTCTGTCTCGTTCCTCTTGAGGAACTGTACGACCAGGTTGAAAGCGTCCCAAATAGTATCACCCCTTGTTAAGTTTACTTACCAACAATTATATGGCAGTTGATAGATTATTACAAGCATGACTTCTAAGAGAGGGAAATAGCGATGCCTGCTTACTCTCGGCTAGATTTTTCGGATTTCAGTGAAGGCTTGATTGACCGGACGCTTGACTCCAAGATCCCGGTCAATTCTGCACAAGCCTGCTCTAACTTCATCGGCTGGCAAGTGGGCGCCCTGGACAAGCGCAACGGCCAGGTGCATCTCAACTCTATCGCTCTGGGAGGCCCCATTCAGGGGCTTTATGCCTGCTATATCGGTGGAGTGAGGCAGATTCTAGCCGCGGCCAACGGATCTGTTTATGTCTGGACAGGATCGGCCTGGTCATCTATTTACTCTGGCCTCAGCACGACAGCACAGATCAACTTCTGCACCCTGATCAACCAGGTAGTATTCTCGGACGGCGTAAACACGCCTGCATCATATACCGGCTCTGGTTCGGCCACGCCATTGACAGGTGCTCCTGTTGGCGGCCAGTTCCCTACCTTCTTCGCTGATTGTCTCTTTGTTGTCGGTGCTCCAAGCAGCAGCACGACATCATCCGAATTGCTCTGGTCTGCCCCGTTCTACCCGGCTAACTTCATGGACTTGCAATACTACTGGCAGGTATGGCAGGGCGACGGCGATGTGATTACTGCCCTGGTGCCGTTCCTCAATGACTTGGTGGTGTTTAAACGCTATTCCGTTCACGTCTTAAAAGGGGCATCTATCGAAGACTATAGCATGGTTGATTACATGCAGGGGATTGGCTGCGTAGGGGCACAAGCCGCGTGCGTGTTCAATGAATTGATATGGTTCGTGGCCGATGATGGACTCTACTATTTTGACGGGGTGGACACCGGAAGCATCAGCTATGACCGCATCCCCAACTGGTTTAGGAACAACGTCAATGCGGCGGCGATCACCAAAGCAGCTTGTGGAGTATGGCGCAACTGGATCTGGTTCGCCCTGCCGACCGGCTCATCCACCACGAACAATGCCGTGGTGCTTTATATTCCCCCGGCCACAGGAGCGACAGGGGGCAAGTTCTTCATTCTGAACGGGATCAACGCTCAGCAGTTCTTGAGATATAACACCGGCTCCGGTTTGGAGTTCTTTGCCGGAGATCCGAATGGCTATGTCAACCAACTGGATACCGGATCGAGCGACTTCGGCAATGCGATCTCTGCTTACTGGATACCGCAGACCATCGACAAGAACATCGGCACTTATAAGATGCTGGGCAAGGCTTCGATAGCCGACACTCCCGGCTGGACCACCAGGGCGGATCTGTTTGTGGCTACCGAGGACTCCGGCTCCTACACTCAGGCGACGGTGGACACTGAACTGACTGACAGCCTGCGTGAGGTTTTCAGGGTTTACGGCACTTATAGATTCCATCAGTTGCAGGCTAAGCTTTCACATACCTACTTGGGGCCATATGAAGTGAGGAATTTGGTTCTTGATATTGCTACCAAGGGTGGAACACCGCAGACAAAAGCAAAGGGAGTGTAACCAGTATGGGCAATGTGATCACGCCGACACAGCTTCCCGTGACCATCACAAATAACTTCAATCAGGCGCAGTTGCTCTCTGCCTTGCAGCAAAACTTCGCGGCTATTGTGGCGGGGCTTCAGGCCACTCAGGGCTATTGCAACAATTCCGTGGCTCCGGCGATCAATCTCTCCGGTGTTGCCAATACGGAGATCCTGGGTTCGCAGATCGCGGGGTTCAGTCGGCCATCTACTGCCTACACGGAAGAAGGGGTGCTGACCCAGACGCATATTCCCCGGTATGAGCAGATTGATACGAATGATTTTTTGTATGGGCTGCTAATCGAGGAAGGCACGACCAACCTTTTAACGGCTAATCAGAGCAGCGTGGAAACTTCCCTTGATCCTGGCTATGCGCCAAACGGAACAGGAACAGTAGCGAGAGATACAGCGCAATTCTGGGAAGGCACCGCAAGCATCAAGGTTGTCAGTCAAGCAGCCATATACTCTGGGTCATGGTTGAAAAATGGCACAGGAGGATCTTGGGCTGTCACAGCAGGACAATATTATACCGCATCAGCATATCTAAGAGGCAATGCCGGTGGAGAGCCTATCGGACTGTCCATGTATGCCAATGATGGGACATATCTGGGTGGCAACGCCATTACGCTGACCACAGGTTGGCAAAGGATATCTATCACTGCACAAATACCAACAGGGGAGGCAGGCATATACCTGTTGTGCTTCTCAAATGACGCAAATAGTCATACATGGTGGATCGATGGCATTCAGATCGAGCAGAAAGCCTACGCAACCTCGTGGATCACCGGGGCATCTTCCCGTGCCGCCGAAACCATGATCATCCCAAGCGCAGGAATATGGACTCCGGGATCGTGGACGGTGGAGATGAAGTACAAACCGATATGTAATCCTGTTAGTGGTACGTTTCGCGTGCTGTTCCGTTTGTGGATCAATTCGAGTAATTACCTGGGCTTTTGCGTGAACCAATCTGGCAATTTATATGGGGAAGCGATGTCGGGTGGCAATTATTATGCCATAATGTCCACTACCCCATTAAGTACCAATACTACCTACGAAATAATGCTTTCAGGGAACGGAAGCACTCTAACCCTTTGTAATAGCGGGGTTCAGATTGGGAGCGCATCTTATAGTGAACCGGTAGGAACTCTCCCGGCGTACCTTAATGTCGGTACTGAGTATAACTATACCTACCCATGTGACGGCATCATCGACGACCTCCGCATCTCCAACGTCGCCCATACCATCACAGACCATCAGAACTACATCAGCAGCAATGCTCCCCATCCGGTAGACGCCAACACGACGCTCCTGATGGAGTTTGACCAGACGCTCCGGCAGACATCCGTGCAGAGGCTTACCAACGTCCAGGGTGCTTTCGTGGTAGCTGATGCACTGACGACCAACAATCCTTCTACGGCGACACATATCGTGCCCACCGGCTGGACTACGGCAGAGGCCACGATCATGCAGGCGATGAGCGAACTTCCGGCTACGGGCGGGAGTGTCACGCTGCTGGATGGGACGTTTTGGATCGACGACTCTTTGCAAACACAATCTTTTGTCACGGTGGTTGGGCAGGGTTCGAGCACGGTTATAAAGCTAAAAGCAGGAATTGCTGCACAGATGCTAACTTATGCTAACGCAGCAGGGAATACTAGCGTCGCAATAAGTAATTTATTGATAGACGGAAATTATGCTAACCAATCTCCCTATAGTCAATCTTATGGTGCTTATTTTCAATCTAGCGGCGTAAGTTCTGTTACGATCACAGGTTGCACTATACAGAATATAATGGGTGAATCCGTAGCTTTGGGAAGCGGCACCGGGATGTTATTATCTGGAGACATAGCAGCGATTGTTACAAACAATATAATACAAAATAATTTCGGTGGAGGGATATCTGCCAATACATCAAATTCAATCACTATTAGCAATAACACAATAACAAACAATGATTATGGCGTGTATATAGGGGGTGCAACAACTGGTGGTGTAACAGTAAGTAGCAACCAAATAACTTTAAATGCAAGCGATGGCGTGTATGTAGACGCTACTTCTAATCATAATTCTATTCAAGGAAACACTATATCAGGTAACTATTTGTCAGGGATAAGTTTAGGATATTTAGGCTCCAACGGCGCATCTTATAACAATATTCAGGGAAATACAATAAGAAGCAATGGCCATCAGACGTATGGAATCGTGGTGGCCAGCCCTTACAGCTTGGATAATCTAATAACTAGCAATGATTGCTATACCGGAGGAACAACGGCGGGGATAAAAGATTCAGGCACATCAACCAACTTTGGCGCTGGCAATCGGGTTAATTCCGGAGCATGGTCTACGACGCCAAGCTAAATATCAGGTATTGAGCAGGGGGGAAAGAACCTGCCTCTTTCCAGAAACAGTCGTGCCAGTACATATTAGGAGCCTGCGAGATTGTTACAGGCGGGTACATCAAACTTTGCAACATGGTAGGCAGGCCAAATTCTAAGCGATTCTCAACCCAAGCAACATGACCATAAAAGCCATCTTGCCAAACAGCAATGCTGTAGGGCTCGAGTTTATCCGATAAGGAAATGCGGTAAACAGCGTCACCAACAGAGACGTCTTGACCGTTTAATGATACCCATTCTTTAGCGTTTCCGGCATAAGGCAACTTGACTCCATAATACTGATAGGCCATTTCCCAGGCAAACCAAGTGCAATTACCGCCTCCATAAAGCGAGTAGGGAGGTGCAACAAAAGGCCGATCAGAAAAGATTGAAGGAAGGCAGACGCCAGCCCACGCCGGGCTTGCAAAAAGCATCATCAGCAACACGATAATCGGAATAATTTTCTTCATGCGGTTCACGCTCCTTTCGCCTTCATACTAAATTGGTATTCACTGGCTGTCAAGTATATTTATCAGAAAGGGTGAATGAAATGCTCAGACCTCAACTGCGAGATGAGATTTACGAAAAACAAAAAATACTCCTGGATGGCGCTTCCTGGTGGGCGTGCTCCTTCCATGAGTGCGAAATCCTGATCAATACCGGCGATTTCAGTATTGAATACAGCCATTTCGACAATTGCAAGCTATTCCTCGGGGAAAAGGCTGCTACGGTAGCTCAGATAATCAAGCTGTTTAACCCTGAATTAAATCTACTTCAAAACGGGGGGCAGGTTTAATATGCTGGATCTAGCCATCAAACACACCAATGTTTTACAGGAACGCTTTGTCGAGATAGCGTTTCAGGATCATTTCAAGTTCTACCGGACAGGCACCGCGATAGACTACTGCCTTCCCATCTATAACAATTCTCGCGATGGGTTACAATTTGTGAGCATCGCAGAGGGTGACAGACACCTGATGGGTTATTTCGGGTGCAGGATAGACAGGGAAACAAATACAGCCTTTGACCTTCAGATAATTAACTTTGAGGACAGAAACGAGGCTTTTTCTGCCGACCGCAAGGCGTTTTTCCGCTCTCTGTTTGAGCAATATGGGGCGCAGAGGGTTGTATGGTGCGTGATCGTAGGCAACCCCGCAGAGAAGCTGCATGACGCCAGTGTAGCCAGGCTTGGGGGTAGGATAGTCGGCACGTTTACAAGAGACACCAAGCTGTATGACGGCCAACTATATGACATCAAATGGTACGAAGTATTAAAGGAACATTATGATGCCTGGAAAGCGGGGGTGCAGTAAATGAGCAGCAGCGCGGGAACCTCTTCCAGTAACAGCAAGCCGTCGACCACTACTGCTACCCCGAGCACTGGCGCCGGGATCATGGCGGGAAGTAACTGGTCTGCCTACAACGGAGTGGTTACTCAGAGCAGCAACCCCGCCTATCCCGTTGGAGCCAAGGTCAATGCAAATGGCCAGATAGTATCGACGCCGACAACGAGCACCGGGGCATCTACGTACTCGACCACGCCCGTTACTACTGCCAATACACCAACGGCTACCACCGGGGCAGGGACGAACACAAGCAGCAAACCTTCGACGAGTTCGACACCAGCTGCGGCAGCAACCCCGGCACCAACTAGCACTGCTGGCACAACAAGCAGCACAACAGGGGCAGGCACAAGCACGTCGACCGCTCCCGTTAGTTCCACCAATAGCCTACTTACTCAGTTGCAAGCAGCGATCACCAGCCTTCTAGGCACGACTACATCAAGTACCGCACCGACAGCCGCCCAGCAGAGTACCCTGGCTAATCAGTATGCCCAGCTTCAGGTTGATCCCCAACTTACGGCCTTACAGAACCAGCTTGCTTCTGCCCAGACCGCAGAGCAGGGGCAGATTTCACAGATACAGGCGGCCAATTCTCAACTTCCTGAAGAGGCACAGACGATGCTCACTAACGCCGGGCAGCAGGCTCAAGCTGATGCCGCAGCCAGGGGCGCAGGTACGAGCGGGGTCTATGACTATGATGAGCAGCAGTTACAGACGCCGATCATGGAGCAGGTCAACGCCGCCGAAGCTCAATCGACAGCAGAGCAGCAATCAGCCATAAACGCCCTGGGAACCACGGAATCAAACATTGCCAATCAGCAGACAAGCCTTTCCACCCAGCAAGGCCAACTTGCCTCTCAGTATGCCGAGAGCCTGAATGAATACTACACTTCGGCGCAGAACAGCGATCTTCAGGGGATGCTCAATGCCGCATTGTCCCTGAATGAATTGGGTGTGCAGTTACAGTTAGCTGGCTCGGTGACGGGGGGAACGGGCGCAACAACGGGCACAACCAGCCCGACCGTGACTACGCCGACAGTGAACAATACCGGGACAGTATCAGGGGGAGCGACAAACACGCCTGCTACAACCAGTACCACCCCGGCATCCGGTCCTACTGCCGGCACCGCAGACACGGCATACGATCCTACTACTGGGCAGGTGATACCGATCACCATAGACGCAAGTGGCCGCACAACGACTTCGCTACCCATCGGGGCAATCGTGAGTGTCGGCGGCAGTTACTATAAGATCACCGGTGGATCGCCTGGCGCATACACCAGTGTCCAGGTTGCCACGGCGCAGGGATAAGGGGGTCACGAAATGCCGCTTACACTCAGCCCGAACATACAGAACATGCTCACTCAACTGGCGCAGAGACAGTCAAGTATGCAAGACCTGATGCAGACCCAGACCGGGGCGATGCCCTATTCTATTGCGCCATCGGGCGGTATTCCGAAGGTGCAGATGGGGGCAGGTGGTGGTCAGTCCGTGCAAGGACCACCTATGCCTCAGCCGGCAGCCCCTCAGAATCAGGAGCAGGCACCTAATATTCAACCGTCAGCGCCGAATTTGCCGCAGGATAATACATCGCAGACCGTAGCCGGTGTGCCCACACCCAGCACCCTGGTTCAGAATCTGCAATACTACCTACAAAACGGGATGCTACCAAGCCCGGCAAGTAGTGGAGGCCAGGGTACTCCTGCTCCTGCCAGCGCTGGGGGAACGACGAACCCGACCATACAGACCGCCATGCAGATAACCGGTGTGGATGCAAGTTGGGCGCCATATCTGAATCAACTGGTGCAGCGTGAGAACGCAAGCGGCGATCCCAATGCGATCAATCCGACAGCCGTAGGCGGGGAACACGCGACTGGCTTTTTGCAGACACTCCCTTCGACGTTCAAGGCCAATGCGGCGCCAGGCATGACCAACATCAACGACCCGGTAGCCAATGCCGTAGCCGCGATAAATTACATCAAGAGCAGGTACGGATCTCCGGCCAACATACCGGGGCTTATGAGCGGATCTTATCACGGATATTAAAATAATGGAGGCGATTCAGATATGTCCATGCGTCAGCCTATTCCACAAGGAATGCCACAACAACCGATGCCGCCCCAGGGACAGCCGGCAGGGCAACCGATGGCTAGACCAGGGATACCCGCAGGAATGCCGGCACAACAGCCTGGCGCTCAGATGCCAATGCAGCCCAACATGGTCGCTATATTCTTGCCGATACTGCAAACTGCGCTGGCAAAGGGGATGACCTTGCAGGATGTTATTAACTCTTTGCAGGCAGCAGCCCCTAAGGCTGCACCACAACAGCCTTCACAAGTCCCTCCGCAGTTGTTACAGAACTTGCAGCAGGCTCTGGCCGTAAAGAGATAGGAGGTAGTCTGAAATGCCGACAATCACCCAGCAAAATGCCCTGATTCAAAAGAAAGCATTGGCAGCAGACCCGAGCATCAGCTTTGGCAATCTGCAATACAACAATCCAGGGGTGCAGGTAGCCGGTCAATCCCCCGGGGGATTCTCCATGAGCGCGACGATGTTCCCTTCTCAGACAGATTCGACCGGCAAGGCAGATCCGAAGGCGGTTCAGTTTGCCGACAATATAACCCAGGGGTTGCAGCAGCAGCAATACGGCGACGATGAAGGGACAAATAACTCCTGGTGGGACAATTTGCAGAATGCCATTGGTTCTATGGGCGTAGGCCCCAATAACGGCGGGGGCACCTATGTGCCTTATACCCAGCAGCAGTTGGATTACGAGAAGCAGGAGAACGCCCAGAATCAGGCTTACGGGCAGCAGTATATGGATTACCTGACCGGGAAGAACACCATAGATCAGGAAAAAGTAGACAAGCCGACGACTACTCAAGCAAAAACCGATGCGCTCAGTAAGGTGCAGCAAGCGATCAGCAGTTGGCACGATCAGGGATATACGCAGGCTCAAGTTGAGAAGATGATCGATGGCGAGGCCAATGTACTCACCCAGAATGGTGTGACGCCAGCACAAGCGCATGCTTATGCTGTACAATTATACAAAGACGAGGGAACTGTGGTAGGTAAGCCCGGCCCTCCTAGCCCTAACCCTGGTCCTCCGGCGCCGGCACCGACAGCGAACACTGGCGGTCTGCTAGGGTTGATAAAGAGCTTACTTTAAATCCGGCAATAGGAGATCACTATGGCCGATCAGCAGTACGATTATAGCCAGGGGTTTAGCTTTTTAGAGCAACCACAGCAGAATGAACCCCAGCAGTATGACTACAACAAGGGGTTTAGCTTTCTCGAAGGTGGTAATACTGCCGCACCCGCACAGGCACAGCAGCCTGTGCCACCGGTTAACCCTGTCCCGGTTCAAAAGCCTGCTGCTCCGGCTCAGCCCTCTCTACTTAGCAGGTTAAGCAGCGAATGGGACAAGGTTAAGAACGCTGTCGCTCCTGCTCCCTATATTGGCATGGGCGACGTGCAGGTAGCTGGACAACCGGCACCAACATCATCCCCAGCACCTTATGCTCCTTTTGGCGGAGGGATATTTGGCAATCAGAACCTGAAAACTCCAGCCGTTGCGCCTATAGAGCAAAAGATCGAAGCGCCAATCAATGAATACGGAACGCCTTTCTTCGGCAACTTGCTACAGAATGCTACTCTGGGCTTAGATCCCGAAGTCAACAAAGAATTACAGGCGCAGGGCGCCCCCAAGAACATAGGGGAGAAATTGGCTGGAGGTGCCGGGCAGGTAGTGGGTAGTTTAGTTCCCCTGGTAGCTGCAGCTTTCGGCCCTGGTGAAGTGGCCGGAGCAGGCGTAGGTGTCGCTGCTGGCGCAGAAGATGTGGCTCCCTGGTTGGCGAAGATAGCGGAAATGGCTGGAGGTCCAGAGAAACTATCTGCTATCGCAAAGAGTCTTGGCACCTTCGGATCTCTGGCGGGAGTACAAAACATCGGGAAGGCAATTGAGGGGAAAGAGTCAGCAGCGCAGGCCGCTCTTGGGACGCTTGGCGGTCTCCTCTTCGGTGGTGTGACTCATGGTGTTGGTGAAGCATTAGAGCCTTTGACCGGGAATATTCTCCCGGCCAGCCAGGGCGTATTGGGAAGCGTGGCCCGCGGCGCTGCGAAGATGGCTCCCGCTATGGCAGCAGGGCAAGCCACTTCCGGCCTTCTTGACGTTATGGATAAAACGGAAACGTGGAAGGACTACCTCAAGGGTGTGATGCAGGCCGGGGGAATGGGCGCCGGATTTGGCGCTCAGGCAGGTCTGGTGGAAGGATTGCAACCCGGAGAGCAGAGAGGACAGGGCTGGTCATCCAGGCCGGCTTCCGATGCGGATGTTAAGGACTTCGATGACTCCCTGCAAACTCAGTTCGTGGGCATTAAGGATCAGTGGCAGAAGAGTAAACAGGCGTGGACTGATGCCAAGGCCAAGTACGGTGATGACTCTCCGCAGGCCAAGACGGCCTACGATGCTTACGCTGATTTTACCGTGAAACTGAAGGACATCCATAATCAGTTCCAGGCAGAGCAGGCAGCAGCCAGAAATGGCGTTCAACCGATGAAGGCACTCCCGGCGCAGGCAGGCCAAGAAGCTCCTGCTGAAGCGCCGCCTGTTGTCCCCAGCGTAGCCCCAGAGGTCACACCAACGGAGGTAGCTCCCCCGGCAGGCACAATTGCACCAGAAGCACTCGCACCCCCCCAGGAAACGGCTCCTGGTGAGGCAGTAGCGCAAGCAGAAGTAACACCACCAGTGACGGCGCCCACACCGGAGCAGATAACACCGAATGGCAAGATGGGATTGCATTTGCAGCAGTATCCGACCGGACGGTGGGGATGGGTAGGATCTGTCCCAGAATCACTAAGCAAACCAAACCCTAACTTCAGGGGAAACAACGATAGGATGCTCAGTAAGG